AAGAGACCTTAGCTTCTTCTGGGGTCTTAGCACGAAGACCGTCGTCTGGGGTGAGAATCGCCATCGTATATTACGCACTTGGTTTGGGCAATGTGATAGCCCGCTCTCCATCGCAGTAAGGACACACTAGCACCATGACCCCCTTGTTCTGGGTTGACGCAATCTTGACCAGCTTCTTGCGCGGCTTACCCTGCTCATCCCAATGGTCAGAGCAAGATTCGCAATCATCTCCGATCTTAGGAGCCAGACCCACGCTTAGCCTTTTCAATAATCATGAAGGCCAAGCTGGCATAGGTCTGAGCCGCCGTGTCTGCCATGACAGCATCGAGCATCAGGGCCGCATCATCGCGTCGCGAATGCCGGTAGATATGAGGCACGACTAGCTCGGTATCACCGACAGCCTCTTTACGGGCTACGAAAACAACGAAGCCCTCACCATCACGAGCGTCTTCGAGGGCCGCTTCGAGCATTTCGTCGTAGCTCGGCTCATCATCCGGGTCATCGATATTCTCTACATTTACCTCTTCTGGCTCTTCCTTTCTCTCAAACTTCTTCACGAGATCGGATAGGGCCTTAACTAAATCCTTCTCTTCCATCTGGTCCTCTACTAAGTCGAAGTGTGCCTCTAGGGTCCAGCCGTCTTCCTCGCCGCTGTAGGCCCAATGATCCTTATCCCACTCTACGAAGATCAGGGGGTAGCCTAAATCATCGTGACGCTTACCCTTGACGCGAGCCTCGCCATACGCCCGTGCAGCAGGGTACATGTGGGTCACATCGCCCTTGATCCTCACACGGGAGTTTAAACGGGTCCTATGTTCCTGCTTCTTCGCCATCACCCATTAGGCCCAGGACTTCGAGCGATGCTAGCAGCCACCTGTAGGATGGCTCTGACTAGATGATCCACCAGGCGCATGACAAAATAGAGGCCAAAGAACGTGGTGAACGGAATAAGCACCGACCCCAGGACGAACCCCAGAAGCACGCAAAAGACCGTCAGCGTGACGAGTGTATAGTCGTCTACGATGGCACCGAGAAGACCTAGCACATAGAACACCAGGTTTCTCGGGGCATTTTCAAGCTGTTTAAACGTATTCACCTTACGGCACTCACTTCCGTCACGTAGTCGTAGGGCTCTTCCGGGATTTCCATCAGCGCCCGCTCGTACTTCTCGATCATCCTCACCATCGCATCAGCCGGGACGACCCTGTCTCGCGCACTGTTGCGGACGATGGCCTGTTCCACATTGCGGAACAGGATCAAATGCGTCTTGACGGACTTGTACTGATCAGCGATCTCGCGCAGGCGCAGGCGAGAGTACGCTTCCAGGTTCGTAGCATCCGCGTAAACGTCGTAGCCCTGGTCTAGATGAAAATCGACCAGTTCATAGAAACGCTTGAAGACCTCATCGTTGGAGGTCTGGACCTTCGCATCGCCGGTCAGTTGTTCGCGCAGCATGTCGGTCGAGATGACCATGGCGGTGCCGGTGTGGGCGAAGCCAGACTTGCCGCAGCCGGGGATGCCGACAGGCATATGTAGAATGGTCATCGGCTTGTCCTACTTTCGTAGTCGCCCTCTGCCTTGCCGAATAGAACGTCGGCCAGCAGGCGCAGAGGGAAGATCGCAATACGGATCACGCGACACATCTTAGCACCTTATCCGGGCAAATGCGAGCGCATCTGATCTACGATGTAACCAATCTCTTCGCCGCCGCGCATGTCGGACAGGCCCTCTAGTTGATACAGCCATTCTTCATATACGGCCTGAGGGATCGTTACCTGATCGGGCACATGGCGCTGCATATTTGGTTCAAGCGACATGCCAACCCTCTGATATGGCTCAAGCCCCGGCTCAACCTTTACTTCGCCAGCCGCCTGCTCCATAGCATTTCGGACCATATCGTCGTGCTGCCCGAAGGCGCTATTTTTGGGAAAGGTCATATCGCTCCCTGATGTGATAGCAGACGCAATGATGTAGCCCGCAATCTCCATCGCCGTCAGTGTCACGGCTGCATTGATTCAAGAAATCGGCATCAAGCTTACGAGCGTAAGCATCCTTGATGAAGTCTTGATCCTTGTTACTCAGGTGTAGGTTCATGCTGCTCCTGTAGATAGCCCTGGACACGCGCCTGTGCCGTCTGGACGGCTCTTGTTAAATGGGACGGCTGAGACAGCGTGCCCATTTTCTGATACTCGGCCTGCAAATCAAGGGACACCAGCAAACCTTCAACGAATCCTAAGACTCGCTCAAGCTCTGCTAGGTGTCCCTTGAGTACAGGGACGACGTTTAAACCGTCGTTAGCCATCCGTTACTGCCATCGCCACATATAGAACGTGATTATAGTCGCCTGACATAGATTCCGTTCGATACCAGTCGCATACTTCCCGCGTGTTACCCGCCTTTTTAAGCGCGCGAGCGACCGTTCCGATGATCGAAAAGGCATTGCCGTCGATACCGATCAAATCAACTTCAGCAGGAATCAGGTCGTCGGGAACTTTCAACTCTGCCATTTACTTAGCCTCCGCGTGATCTGTTGATGTATCTCGCACAAGCGGAACTCCCTGAGGGCCTGACGGAATGTATACCGTCGCAGCACCAGAGCGCTCAAGCGCCTGAATAGCCTCATGCTGAACGTACAGCGGAGTCAGAGTGCTGTTAATCTCATCCTGAGCACGCTTGATACCAATTGACTCCTGGTACCTCTGCTCAGCACGAGCCTTTACCGCCTCGACCTTCAGAAGCTCAGCGCGAGCGGTATTGTGAGCATCGGCTCGGACCTGATAGCGATGAAAGGACTTCCATCCGGCATAGCATCCCATGATCAAAGCCATACAGACCACAATGCCGACAAGAATAATCACAACGCCACCTGTGGTTTCCTTGACAGTCCGCATTAGCGAAGCACCAGTACGTCGGTGTTGGCGATGAGCTTACGGTTGACAGACGTGCTCTGAACGAACACGTCGTACTCCGGGTTGGCGCTTGGCTTGACGCTAACGGCCTGCCCCTGAGGAAGGCCGAGAAGGTTGCGAGCCTCTGCGCCCGCGTAGACCTTGCCCGTAGCCCTTTCGCGGATCACGATCAGCTTGTTGGCCTGAATCCTCTCGGTCTTGGTCAACTGATAGAAACCCTTGCCGATCTCGTAAGGGATACCTCTGGACCAAACGAAATCCTTGATCGGACTGTCCGCATCGACCGGGATAATGTCATACTGGCCCTTGGCCAGAGGGGTAAGCGTGCTGTGCACCGTCTGGGCATTGACCGCATCCAGTCCGGTGGAGAACAGTGAGCGAGTGCCGACGAATCCGCCCTTGGAACGTGCCTGCATGAAGTTCTCGGTAGCGTCACGGATGGTCTTACCGACCTCAACGACCCCCTGAGCCGAGTTGGCATTCCAGATGGCTACGTTATCCGGCTGAAAGCCGTAGTCAATCGCGGCACGCCTCTCATCGTTACCTGGCACGAGGGCGGCTACCGTCCAGTTACCCGGCAGCTTGGCGAGGCGTTCCTTGAGCCTCGTTGGGCGATTGCGCGAACGGTTCTCATATCCGTCCGTCAGCACATACGTCAGGAAGGCATGGTCGCCGTACAACGTCGCCGTCTGCGCCAAATCGTCAAGCGACTTGAGCGTAGCGTCAATAAGCGCGGTCTGTCCGTGAGTCTTGTATAGGGACTCGATGGAAGGCAGGCGCAGCACGTCCATGTCATACACGAGGCACGACACGTCGTTGGCGAACTCATAGATGGAAACGCGAGTCTCCTGGTTCAGTTCCTCGGAGCGCTTCGCCAGATACTCGATCTGGCTGTCGGTGACCTTGACTAAGTTCTTGACATGCTTGTCCATGGACCATGATGCGTCCAATACCAATACTACGTGGTTGATATAATTCTGTGTCTTCATTTGTTTTCCTTATTCGGCTGTATTAGCCTTGATTTGCTTGACCACCCATTGGGCGGCATCTCGTACCTCGATTTGTACGCATGCGATGATGAGCGCGGTATATGCGAGAAGATCGTTTGCAGTGATCGCTGCGCTGTTGAGATCGGCTAGCGGAACCCCGATCTGTTCGTCAAAGATCGCCCACAAAAAGACCAGGGCCAACAGAACCCATGGAACAAAAGGCCTCATGCCGTCACCGCTTCCGGCAGAAGGCCCTTGCGCGTTAGGTAGTGGCTGATTGCTGCCCATGTGGGAGCAACGATTAGCCCCGGAATATCCGTGGCATTCTGGTTGTAAGGGTAGGCCTTGACGAAAGCGACGCGATCCTTGTTGGCAGACCCCTTGACCTTTCCTCGCTCACCATTGAAATACTGCCACTCGAAGTCGTAGACAAACTCTACGCATGTCTTGAGGCGGTCGTCAATGAGGTACTGAGCCTTCTCAAGGAAGGGACGCTTATCCCCCTCGGTGACCACGAGCTTGGCATTCACTCGATCCGGCTCGGGAAGGAACCGATGATTCACTAGCCACTGCCGAGTCGCTTCCTCCGTGTGAGCCTTGCGATTGGTGATGTAAATGAGATTGTGCCCTGCGTTGATGAGGTTCTGACAAGTCTCCACCGCGCCCGTGAAGGGCACTTGACTCAGGATTGAGTCATCCTCATGGACGCGAGCGATAACCTCAAGCCAACGATGCGGAACGCCATCATCACCCATGAGCACGTCGGCGGGTGAACGCCATTCGGTCCAGGGATGATAAGCGGCTTCCTTGAAGCCATCATCGCCAGACTCCTGCCACATCTTCAACGCGGCATCTCGCGATGGACTTTCAAAGTCATACAAGGTGCTGTCCACGTCTACACCGATAGTAGCCATTAGTCGTCAGTCCTTCCGGGGAACCACTTGGGGTCCTTTAGTTCAGAGCCAGCGAAGGCGATATATCGCCACCGACCAGTGTCCAAATTAACCTCTACGTCCACTTCCTCTTCACAGAGCATATAGTGGATGACCTCTTGCTGCGGAGCCTCGTTGGGCCATAGGTCTACATATTCGTCCCTGGCCTCAGGGCCTCCATGCACGTATTCGGTGATAATAGTCGTGTTAGGGCGATCAGCCATTATTCGACCTCCGTTAGTCCTACTTGCTCGAAAATGTCGTTCGTGCCCAGACCGAGATTCTGAAATTCCATCAACGCTGCTGCGTGCCACATGACACACGCCAGGTGGCTGACCGGTTCCCCGGCCAAGTTACTAACCTCGGCGTCATATTGCTGTCCACGCTGCCAAGCGTTCAAGTGACGGTGAAGCGCCCCAAGAGAGAGCCGCCAGCGATAGCCCTTGCGCCAATTATCATCAGCGTACTTCTTGGAGCCACCGCCATAGACAAGAGCTAGCTGACGAAGCGCCTCGGCGGGGATAAGATCAAATCGCTCAATCTTCTGCCCCTTCTGCCCACCCGTCTTAGGGTCAACGATGCGCTCTTCGCCCGCTGAACAGAAATCCACACAAGTCTCCATTAGTCGTCTGCCATGTAAGACTGATCGAAACGCTCAGCGTGCTCGGCTGAGGCGATTGCGTCTACACGCTCGCGTAGCTCTGCGCGCCTCTCTTCGATGAACTCTGCAATCTCGTCTTCGGTCCAGTCCTCATCAAACACATACTTGCTTGACTCGAAATAAGAGTAAGTAGACGACTCGTCGCCATACTTCCTGATCTTGACTCCACCACCCGCGCTATGGCTGATGGTCTTCTCAACTAACTGCGGTGGCTTCTTCGCCATTAGATAAGCCTCTCGTACGTCTGTTCAAAAACCTGTTCGTCGCAAGGGTAGAACTCGCCCTGCACGCCTCTAATGATCCATTGATCGAGCTTCACGCCGACCCAAGTCTTATGAAGTACATCGAAGACCTCAGCGACAATCTCCGGATCATCGTTACGATCCTCGGGATCAACTGTCGCGAACAACCCTCCTGTAAATCCCTCAAGCTCGGCAACATTATCACCAGTGAACCGAATGGCTTGAATGTTCACCGGCCTCTTGCGGAACCAGGCCTCAGGCACGATTCACCGCTGTCAAAAGGTTGTTCTGTAGAGCGACCGAGGCGATGTATACCTCGACCTGCTCTAGGACTTCGGTTGGGACGGGCGAGCCGTCCGCACTATAGATCGTCACGCTCGTGGCGAATGGATATTGCTTATACTGCGGCTTGCGCGGCTTCCGCTTACGCGACTTTGTCTTCGATTCCATCACTTACCCTTCACTAGAAAGCATGACTCTCTAAGTATACACACTGTGTCAGAAATTGCAAGTCCTAGAACCTGCGATCCTTGTACAACAGTGTTCCATTGACATAGGTGGCAAGATCGATCTTGAAGAGCCCATCTGGCCAGATGGTGGCAGTGGCAAAGCCCTGCTGCCAGTCGGGAGCCACCGTATAATTCGGCCAGACCCGTCCGTCGCTGCCAATTTCTTGAGTGACCCTGCACATGCAGCCGATCTCCACGCCGGTCAAGGTTTTAGCCGACCTATCAATGTCGTGCACGGTCTTGAAGACCTGTGCCTGGCGATGCCCGTGGCCGACCATGATCGAGTAGCCAAGCGCCTTGAGGGTTTCCAAGGCCGTGGAGCCTGAGTCCTTTCGGGCGATCCAGCCATGACGCACTGCCAGATGATCGCTCAGCTTAACCTCGGCAAGATCGTACTTGCCGTGCGGGTCGATGTAATCAAACCCTAGCTCATCCAGACGCCATAGGTGCTCAACAGTGATTACCTCGGGGCCTTCCTCTTCGGGAGTATCAGCCCGCTTAATACCATAGACAGGCTGGACTGATGGCTTATCGAGCAAGATATTGCGTAGACGCTCCGAACAGTGGTTGCCACCAATGATGGACCATTTCGTGTCAGGGCTTGCGAGGCGATAATCGAGCAGCATGTCGTAAGTTGACTGCGTGCACTCATTGACAGTGGCGGTGTTCTCAGGGTCGAGCCTGTGTCGTGAAATGTCCGGATAGTCTGCTGTATCACCGAGACTCACTCCCTCGTCAGGTTGATAATGTTCGAGCCAGTCTAGAAATGCTCCGTGTAGACCCTCGTCCTGATACGGAGCCTGCTGGTCGCCCACTACCACCACGAACCTCGGGTGCTGAGTCAGCTTTCGGGCACGCGGTTTAAACGTGCGACCGTCATCTCTGGCGGCTACTAGCTGAATAGCTGACTTGACCCTTGTGGCCGTGAACTTCGTCTGATAGTACGTGACCGCAGTCTCGCCTGTGTTCTCAGTCCATACGGCGGAAGCCGGTCCCTGATAGTCGTTGACTGTCAGGTGGGTAATCTCCCAATCCTCAGGATTGAGGCCGCGCTTGCGCAGTAGCTCATCAGGATCATCGAGAATCTTGCCTGGACTGACGACCGAACCTTCGGCCTCGTCGCCTGAAATCTTCGTATATTCCTTCTCTACGGCGCGGGGGTTCGTCTGGTGTCGCAATCGAAAGCGACGAATGGCAGCTTCAGAAGTGTCAAACTCTGAAGCCAGAGAGGCGTTAGTCGCCCCGTCCTCGATCCTCTTCCTCAGAAGACTGAGCGTCGGCTCGTGATCGAGTGGACTCTGATGTGTTGGATTCACTTGTTTCTCCATCTTGTAGAGGCTCTAGTGCCTCCGGGTCGATGATTGAGTATTTCTTAGCTGGGTCGATCTTGTATTTCACGTCACGCTTCCCGACGCGGGTGATGCGCTGAGGCAGTTCCTCAGTCTTATCACGTAGCTCTTGACCCTGCGCTAGCTCCCACTCACCGACTGGAATCAAATCTTCACTGTCAGTAAGTGTAGCAGCTTCTTCTTCACTGTCAACCTCTGCCTCATCTTGAGACTCTAGCACGGCAAAGGTACGCTTTAACCAAGCCGAGACAAGGTCTGCCGCATCGTCCTCTGTAGCGCCATAACTATTCACCATGGACGTGCGTAGAAGACGCCCGACGAGATTTGGACTAACCCCTCTCTCGACCTGCTTGTCCGCATCTTCCATCAATTGGGACGCGGTATGCGTGTTGTACGTAAGTCCCGGCCTACGCTCGTTGGAGACTTCTGGGACCGAGCCTGGCGGACCTGGTTGAATGGGTCCTGCGGGAGGCGGACCGCCTCCTGGCACCGGTCCGCCAATTCCTCCCGGTCCGAGGCCTCCCCCGAATAAATCGGACGGCGGCTGAGGCATGACAATGCCTCCGGGACCCGATGCGGGACCTGCCCCGCCTCCTGGCATAGGCGGCTGCTGCCCTCCCATTGGAAGGCCCTGGGGGGCCTGCCCTGCTGGCTGCAAGACAGACTCGACCTCTGCCTTGAGGTCGGCAGGCACGGGAAGCCCCTGGATGGTAAGTGCAGTGTAAGTCTCAAACTTGGCACGCTGCTGAGCAATGGTCTTGCGCTTAAGCTCTTCGTTGAACTTCTTGTACTCTTCCTTGGAGTCCCAATTGAAGTTACCAACCATAAGCCCCTCGTCGGAGATCGGCACGCCCAACCCTCTTAGCGACTGCATGAACTGACGCTCGGTCGCCTCGTCGCGCATGTCCAAGACCTGGAACTCAAGCTCGGGCACGAGCAGCTTAGGAACCTCAACGACGCTCTTGCTGAAATCCTCGTCGTACTCAACAATTTCCTCATAAAGCTTGACGCGGGTCTGCCCCTTTTGCTCATAGTCATAGTGACCCTGAGCCTCGGCAACTACCAGAGCGCGTTCCTTGAAGTGGTCCTTAAGCATTTGCTGGAACGTACGAAGAATCTGATTCATGAACTCTGCCTGTAGAGCGGATGAGGCGTAAGGCTGTCCGCCCGAACCGGCAGACAAGAGGCTGGGGTTGACACCGAAGACCTGCATTAGGCGCTTCTCGATGCGGTCGAAGTCATCCCCTAGCCTCGGCATCTGCTCTCTACCGAAGACGTTCTCTAGCTCAAGGCCGAAGTGATGGACCATGAGGCGGAAATCAGAGCTAAGGGCTAGGTCTAGGTCGTCACGTACTGACTCTAGTTCTTCGGGTCCCGGAATCCATGGCGGCTGTCCGTCGCCCATGTCCATAATGCCCAACTTGGCCAGCAAGAGCGGAGAGTATAGTCGCTCTGCGATGGCGTCCTGGGAGGCAAGTAGCTTCTCTTCGTGCAAGAGTGTACGCAGCGCGCGAAGCAGGATCGGTGTCCCATGGTCGTCCCAATCGTTGAGCTTGTTTGCCACTTGACGCATGAGCACGCCTGAGACAGGGATATGCTCACCCTTGAGCAAATAAGGAATAAGCTCAGGATAGTTGGCATCAAGTAGACGATATTCCTTGGCCGGGTTCTTGGTCTGGGCAAGGCGCTTGAGGTAGTCCGGTGGAGCGAGCTTCAACTGCTGCGTGCCAAGGATCGGGAAGTTCTCGATCACCACGTCCTCGGGATTGATCAACTCTTCTCTCTCCCATACGCCCAAGCTCTCATCAAATGAGCCGAGCGGGAAGGCTTCACCTACGCACCAATACTCGCGCCCAAGGGATACCAGGAAGTCCTTGTAGTGCAACTGGTTGAAGAACAAGTCCTCATAGAAATCCTTCAACTGCGGGTCCTTGCACTTCAGGGACATACCTGATAGTGGGAACCGGGTGAAGATATCGACCAGGATTGGGATCAGGTAGTGAGTGGCGTAGTACAGCCTAAGCCACTTGTGAAGCTTATGTCGGTGGCCCTCGTCCGCAACATTCCACGGGAGGCCAGAGAGGTCCCAATACTCAAGCGGGTCATAGAAGCGCGGAATGGCAGCGTGAGCATCGGGGGCTCCCATCGTCGCGCCTAGTTTGGGATACAGCCTCTCCTGGCGAGCGACCCTGGATTCGCGAGCCATGCCATTGCGAACGGAGAGCCCTCTAGAGGACCCCATGGCATTTCGCATGGCCGTATTGTGGTTCAGGATTTTCTGAACCTCGGGCGAGTCGTAGTTGGAGTCCGTGACGGTGCGCCCAAGCTTTAGACTAACGCCCTTCAGTTCGCTCGCCGCCGCTGAACGAATCTCTCTGTCGAACTGATAGCCGTCGCGCAACGCATCAGCCGCCCTATCGGGATGATAGGGCAGTGTTACACCTTGCTTGCGCAGGCGCGCTAGCTCGTCGTTTAAACTGGTATCCATCTATACTTAGTCGGCGCTAATGCGCCATTTCGCGCTTATCGCTTGAACTTTGCCATTGCTTCTCGGACCCTGTCTGGGTCAAGAAGACTGGATACTGCTGAACGATCTCCACCGCCGAATGAGCCGCCCTGATCGGACGTGCTGAGGCCATCCCACTTCTTCTCAACGTCCTGGTGCTCAGTTACCTGCTCACCGATTTCCTTCAACTCGCCCTTGTTGTCGGGCGAGTCAGGGGTCTGGGTGATAGGCTCGACAACGTCCTTGCGCCTGGTCGGGTTGCGACCATCGGCATCGTCAGCCTTGAGGGGCTGATCGTGCGGCACCGTCTTGGGCGTCCACTTACGCTTGTCGATCTTGAATCCAGGGTTGACCGTAGCGGTGTCTGCCGTCTTGGCAGCCATGCTCATCGGAACCTCTTCCACACCCTCACCAATAGCCGAAGGCTCAGGAGAATCCAGGGAATCAGTCTCAGCCAGATCATCGATAAAGTCCTCCTGTGTGGCCTCGTCTTCGAAGTCCACCGTTTGTAGCTCAAGGACAGGCTGTTCCTGCTGAACCTGCTCTGCCTGTTCGGCACGCTCCTGGCGGCGCTGCTCGGCCTTCTCTGCCTTCTCGTCCCAGAAAGCCTGAGTGGTCATGGCGGGCTTGAACTTGCAGCGGTCGCCCTCGTAT